ATACCACCAGAGATAAGGAGTGAATTAGATCTATCCTTCTCTAAGATGGAGCGTATGGTCATGGATTATATAGCTGCATCAAGTGATAGGGTTGTTGTACATCAAGCATTGAAGCACCTCATTGTAGGTGGTAATGCTTTAATATTTATGGGTAAAGATGGTTTAAAGAACTTCCCATTAAATAGATATGTTGTCAACAGAGATGGTAACGGTAACGTACTAGAAATAGTAACAAAAGAAATTATTAGTAGAAAGGTACTAGGTATAGAACTGCCTAAACCTGATCCACTTAATGTAGTGGATGATTCTGTAGGTTCTAACAACGATGACGTTGAGGTGTACACCTACGTCAGACTAGATGAAAAAAGTGGACGCTGGATCTGGCATCAGGAAGCTTTAGGTAAAATTCTTCCTAATAGTCGTAGCACAGCACCAAAGAAAGCTAGTCCTTGGTTGGTACTAAGATTTAATACAGTTGATGGTGAGGATTATGGTCGTGGTAGAGTTGAAGAATTCTTAGGCGATTTAAAATCACTTGAAGGACTGTCACAAGCTCTGGTTGAAGGTTCAGCAGCTGCTGCTAAAGTAGTATTCCTGGTATCACCTTCTTCTACAACTAAGCCAGCTACTATAGCAAAGGCAGGTAACGGAGCAATTGTTCAAGGTAGACCAGAAGATGTAGCAGTGATTCAAGTAGGTAAAACTGCTGACTTCAGTACAGCTGCACAGATGGCTCAGACTTTAGACAAAAGAATCAGTGATGCTTTCCTTGTTTTAAATGTAAGACAAAGTGAACGCACTACTGCAGAGGAAGTTAGGTTAACTCAGTTAGAACTTGAGCAACAGCTCGGCGGTTTATTCTCATTGTTAACTATTGAATTCCTCGTACCATATTTAAACAGAACATTATTAATACTTCAAAGAGCTAAAGAGATACCAAACATACCTAAAGATTTGGTACGTCCACAGATTGTAGCTGGAGTTAATGCATTAGGTCGTGGTCAGGATAGAGAAAGTCTTACAGCTTTCATCACTACCATTGCACAAACGTTAGGTCCAGAAGCATTGATGAGTTTTATCAATCCTTCAGAAGCAATCAAACGATTAGCAGCTGCACAAGGTATAGATGTATTGAACCTTGTTAAGACTGAACAACAGTTACAACAAGAACAGCAGCAAGCACAACAAGCTGCTGCTCAACAATCATTAATTGATCAAGCTGGTCAAATGGCAGGCTCACCACTAGCTGATCCATCAAAGAATCCACAATTACTTCCCGAAGAAGAACCACCTACTGAATAGATATGGCAGAGACACTTACATATGATCCTGGTACTGATACAGTTAGTACCGCAGATAATCTAACACCAGACGAACAGGATTCCCTGCAAGTTGGTGAGAAGATGGTAGAAGAGCAAGCTGAATTACTTGCTGGTAAATATAAAAATGCTGAAGACTTAGAGAAAGCTTATGTTGAACTTCAAAAAAAGCTTGGAGAAAAAGGTGATGAAACTAGCGAAACAACTGGGGACACCGAACCTACTGACTCCGAAGAAAGCACTGAAGAAACGGAAGAAGCTAAAGAAAATTCTCCAGCAACTACCTTAATTAATGAGGCATCAGCTGAGTATTATGCTAATGATAACAAGTTATCTCCTGAGACTATAGAGAAATTCTCAAGTATGAGTAGCCAGGATCTTGTTAATGCATACTTAGAACTACAACAAGCTAATCCACAACCACAAACCCAAACTGTTGATGTATCAGACGCTGATATTAATAGTATAAAGAATGCTGTTGGTGGTGAAGCTGAGTATAGTAAGCTTACACAATGGGCTGCTGAAAATTTAGACCAACAAAAAGTATCTGCCTTCGATAGTCTTATCGAAACAGGTAATGTACAAGCTATTCAATTAGCAGTTGCTGGTTTGAAAACTGAATATGAAAACGCTAATGGATATGAAGGACAAATGTTATCAGGTAAATCTCCTAAAACATCAGGTGATGTATTTAGAAGTCAAGCCCAGCTAGTAGAAGCTATGTCTGATCCAAGGTATGATAATGATCCTGCTTATAGACAAGACATAATAGCAAAGTTAGATAGATCTGATTTGAATTTCTAGATAGTCATGGCGACCTGACAGTTCATCATCGCCATTCACCTATCTTTTAATCTAATGACTACAATTACCGAATACGGTAAGCAAAATATTTTTGCTAAAGAAACACCCCCAAGACTTATGAACGAAAACGAACAGCAATTCCTTATGGAGCAAGCAGAAAAAACAAATGGCCAACTAGCCATGATTGGATTCGTTGCTGCTATTGGAGCATACGTCACTACTGGGCAAATCATCCCAGGTATTTTTTAAACCCCTTTTATAAATGACTACAGCCACACTAACAAAACCATTTGACAACTGGCAGCGTTTCTGTGACTGGACTACGAGTACCAACAACCGAATCTATGTCGGTTGGTTTGGTGTACTCATGATCCCTG